CAGGCAGGTGATAAGGCTGTTAAAGAAGTCCTTAAAGTATTTCCAATGGCAAAGGTCGCTACACTGCCCTTAAAAGATGCAAGTGATATGCTTGTAGCCGACAGGGGTAAAGAGCTGTTTGAACAAGCTGTGTGGAGATCGTCAGTCCAGAGGCAAGGTCAGGTGGTCGATGTAGAGGACATCATTGAAAATGCAATGACGAAACCACAAATGGGTATTAGTTTCCCATGGTCATCGGTGACTAAAGCCTGTTTTGGAATACGACCAGGAACAATTCACTGTGTTGGTGCAGCACCTAAGATCGGTAAGACAGACCACCAGCACCAGCTAGTACACCACCTTGTGTACAATGAGAAGGTCAAGGTAGGTATGTTTGATCTTGAGAATAGCCCAGTTAAGACAGCTAAGAAGTTAGCTAGTAAGCAAGCAAAGAAGGATTTTACTAGACCTGATACTGTGTACCAAGACAGTGAGCTAAGACAAACACTTGAAGGTTTGAATGGTAAGGTTAGGTTTTATGATCGACATGGTTCTCGTGATTGGGAATCTATAAAAATTACTATCACTGAAATGCACTTACTTGATGGTATCAATATCTTTATGATTGACCCTATGACTACACTCGTACAAGGGTGTGATGCTAGTCAAACTAACACTGAGCTAGGTAAGATATGTAGTTCTGCTGCTGACTTAGTATCTGTGTACCCTATTACTATATTCTTTTACTCTCATGTGAATCCTAAACCTAAAGGCAGTATGCCACACGAGAAAGGTGCTAGGGTTTATAGCTCTGAGTTCTTTGGTAGTAGATCAATGGAAAGGTTCTTTCACTATGGTCATGGTATCAGTAGAGATAGAAGTGATGAGTGTCCACCTGACAGAAAGAATATGTCAGAGTTCTATATGTTGTTTGACAGGGACTTTGGTCAAGGTTACACATGTGATGTATACTTTGATGAGAGTACAGTGACCTACCTAGAACCCATGAGAAGGAGTTGGTGATATGTTAAATCAAAAAACTTTAAAAAAGTATTTAGATTATGATCCTGAAACTGGTATTTTTAAATGGAAGATAGCTCGTACTGGAATAAAAATTGGAGATGTTGTTGGACACCTCCACAAAACAACTGGTTATGTTTATATAAGATTACTCGGTAAAAGATATTCTGGTCATAGGTTAGCTTGGTTGTATGTTCATGGTAAGTTTCCAGACAATCAAATAGATCACATTAACAGAGTAAAAAATGATAATAGAATAGATAATCTTAGAGATGTTACTCAATCTGTAAATGCTAGGAATAGAGATCTTTTATCGACCAACACTTCTGGTCATACTGGAGTTAAATGGAATAAAAAACAACAGGCTTGGAAAGTTACAGTGTGTCAGGTTCATTATGGTAGTTTTAAATCTAAACTAGATGCAGTAGCAAAAGTAAAATCTGTTCATAAAGAACTTGGATACCATGAAAACCACGGAAGGGCTTGCAATGACTGAGTATGTATTTGATATAGAAGCTGATGGTATTGATGCAACAAAAATCCACTGCATGATTGCTAATGGTGAAGAAGTAAATAGATTCTTCTTTAAGAACCTTACCAGTGATGATGTGCTTATCGGACATAATATTATTCGTTACGACATACCAACTATCGAAAGGTTGTTAAATATCAAGATCAAAGCACAGCTTATAGATACCCTAGCTCTATCCTGGTACTTGTTTCCTACAATTAACAGGCATGGCTTAGAGCAGTGGGGTGAGCGTTTAAACATTGAGAAGCCAGTCATTACTGATTGGGAAAACTTAACAAGAGAAGAGTACATTCACAGGTGTAAAGAAGATGTCAAGATAAATACTAAGCTATGGGGATTACAGAAGTCTTTGTTGATTAAGATTTATGATGGTGACTATCAACCACTGGTTCGTTACCTCTCATTCAAGATGAAGATGGGTATGCTTCAAGAGACATCAAGGTGGAAGCTAGATGTAGATAAGGCTAACACCTTACTTAATGAGTTAGAGTTAAAGAATGAGCAAGCAATCAATGAACTATCTAAGGTTATGCCTACAGTTCCTAAGATAGCAAAGCGTAAAAGACCCAAGCTACCCTTCAAACAAGATGGTTCTCTGTCTGTGGCAGGTGAAAGGTGGAAGGTCTTAGCAGAAGACAATGGGTTTACTATTGAGTACGACCATGAGATAGAAGAAGTAGTAGGTCAAGAAGAACCCAATCCTACTAGCAGCAAGCAGATCAAGGACTGGCTATTTACTTTAGGTTGGAAGCCTATGACATTCAACTTTGTAGATGATAGGGAGATACCCCAAGTAAAAACTAAAGATGGAGAATTGTGTAAGTCTATTAAGAAATTATCCGACCTACACCCAGAGGTCTTAGTTCTCGATTCTATGGCAGTTGTTAAGCATCGTATAGGGTTGGTCAAAGGGTTACTAAAGAATGAGCAGAATGGCTTTGTACAGGCTTGTATACAAGGATTAACTAACACTCTTAGATTTAAACATGCAGTATGCGTTAATCTACCCTCTGCGAGAAAGCCTTACGGATTAGAAATTAGAGGTTTATTGACAGCTAAAACTGATAATACAGAGTTATGTGGCAGTGACATGTGTAGCTTAGAGGACAGAGTCAAGCAACATTATATGTGGGAGCATGACGAAGAGTATGTTAAAGAGATGAGTAAGCCAGACTTTGACCCACACCTTGACCTTGCACTAGCTGCTAAAGCTATTACTCAACAAGAGGTGCAAGATTATAAAAATGGCAACAAACTTGATAGGATTTCTCAGTTACGATACAACTACAAGGGTGGTAACTATGCACTTCAGTATGGTGCAGGAATTAAAACTTTAGCAAAACAGTTGGGTATTACTATGAAGGAAGCCAAAGTAATCAGTGAAGCATACTGGGAACGTAACTGGAGTGTTAAAGCTATCAGTGACAGCATGGTAACTAAAGAAGTTGAAGGTAGTACCTGGCAGTTTAACCCTGTGTCTAAGCTATGGTACAGTTTAAGAAGTGACAAGGATAAGTTCAGTACATTGTGTCAGGGTACAGGAACTTACTTGTTTGATATGTGGGTAGGATTCATCTTAAAAGAAAGGGAGCAACTAACAGCTAACTTTCACGATGAAATAATATTGGAGGTAAAGAAAGGCAATAGAGATAAGTGTGTGAAATTGTTGGAAAATAGTATAAAAAAAGTAAATCGTATGTTAAAATTGAATCGAGAGTTGCAAGTTGACGTTCAGTTTGGTGTAAATTATTCAGAAATACATTAAGGAGATTAAGATGGGATTTGAAAGAAAGTCACAACCAAGGGCTGCTAGCACCATGGAGTATGAGAACCTAACAGAAGGTGAACATGAAGCAAGGTTAATCTATGTAGCTGACTTGGGTATGCAAAACAGAGAGTACAAGGGTGAGGTTAAACCACCTGCACAACAAATATCTCTGTGCTTTGAAGTGCTAGGCTCTACTATTAAGATAGATGATGTAGAACAACCTAGAATTATTTGGTCAAAACCTTTTAATATATTTGGTACTATGTCTGGCTTGTCAACAGAGTATGATTACTTTAAGGCTTTTGTACCTACTGCTAAAGAAGATACAACTGCTGATTGGGAATCAGTATTAGGTGAACCAGTTAATATTATTATCAAACACGTTCACAAAGATGGAGCTGTGTACGATAATGTATCTGGTATTACTGCTATTCCTAGCAAGTATCGTTCTAAGGTAGATAAGGCTGTTACTACTGAGTTTGCTATAGCTGGCTCTGAAGATGTTGATAGTCCTGCTATTAAAACTTTGTTTGGTTTAGCTAAACACGTTCACGATAAGCGTATTACTGGTAATGTTGCACCAGCTAAAGAGCCACAGCCAGTAATAGAAGAAGAAACTTTTGATGATGCTGTTCCATTCTAAGTGAAAGCCCTCATTGATGGTGACATCATAGCTTACAGGGTAGGCTTTGCTTGTCAAAAGAAGGATAAGGAAACAGGGTTGGTTACGGCTGACCCTAAACCTTATGCTCTCCATTCTACTAAGCTCTATGTCAATCAGATAATAGACGACTGTGGCTGCAATAGCTACACCATATACCTCACACCTAAGACAACCTTTCGTAACAAAGTAAGAGATGACTACAAGGGCAATAGGAAAGACATTGCTAAGCCAATTCATCTTGATGCTATCCGTACCTACCTAGTGAATATTTACAAAGCTAAAGTGGTAGATAATATAGAAGCTGATGATGCGTTAGGTCTTAAACAAGATCCTGGTACTATGATATGCAGCATAGATAAAGACTTGTTGATGTGTGAGGGTAATCATTACAACTTTGTAAAGAAAACTTTTACAAATGTAACTAAAAAGCAAGGCACTGAATTCTTTTATCAACAGATGCTGACTGGTGACAGTGCAGATAACATCTTAGGTATTAGAGGTTTGGGTAATGTCAAAGCAAAGAAGATCTTAAATAATACCCTAAGAAAAAATTGGGATAATATGATTATTGATAGATATATAGAAGAGTTTGGTTATGAGGAAGGTCGTAACAGATGCGTTCAGAATAGCCAACTCTTATGGATATTACAAAAAAACAAACAAATGCCAATGGACTTTAGTTATGAACAAGTACAGAAGTAAGTATGAAGCTAATATAGCTAAGGATTTAAAAGCTAGAAGAATTAAGTTTGAGTACGAAACTATAAAGATACCCTATTATTTAAGTAAGAAAGGTAGATGTAGTTTCTGCTCATCTAGTGTAGTGTTTGTTCACAAAGTATATACACCTGACTTTATAATAGGTTCAATTATAGTAGAAGCAAAAGGTAGATTCACTTCAGTTGATAGAACTAAAATGGCTCAAGTGGTAAAAGAGAATCCAAGCCTTGACATTCGTATGTTGTTTATGCGTGATCAGTGGTGTACTAAAAAGAAAAGAAAAAGATATTCTGATTGGTGTAACGATCATGGTATCAAGTTTGCTTTTGGCACAGCACTACCTAAAGATTGGTTAAAGGAGTCAAGAAAATGATGGATACACTTTATTGCATTTCCTGCGGTACTTGTAATCCTGAGTACCGAATAATTAAAGGAATGAAGTCCTGCAAGATTTGTAGAGATGGTGCTGTACTAACTGTCAATGAGATGATAGATGTTATTAATGACCTACAAGTACAGGGGTTATTACCTAACAACTTCTTGAGTGACAGAGTAGAGCAACAATTTCAACGAGGGGAGATAGATTTTGATGATGACCTCCTATCCGTTGAACAAGCAATAGCATTAGAAGATGCTATGCGTGATATGTACGACATAGACGAGGAGCGTTAAAATGAACTATAGAATAAGTGACCCAGAATCTAGCAAGATAGCAGGTCAAGAAGCAGAAAGAAGTTTTGCACCAACACAAAGAAAAGGGGTGTTAGAGTTTATTAAAAAACACCCAAACAAAACGAGTGCGGAACTTGGTGATATGCACGAATACTATGATAGGCACATTTTTGCTAGAAGATTACCAGAGTTAAGAAGTAGTGGTAAAGCCATAGTTACAGGTTTTAGTAGTTATAAAAAACAACAGCTTTGGAGTGCAGTAGAATGAAGATATGCGTAATTCCAGACACTCAGGTGAAACCTGATGTACCACTAGATCACTTGCTGTACGCAGGTAGGTACATAGCATCTAAGAAACCAGATGTAGTGGTAATGATAGGTGATTGGTGGGATATGGAATCTCTCTGTTCATACGATAAAGGTAAGGCATCTTTTGAAGGTAGGAGATATAAGAAGGACATAGATGCAGGTAACCTAGCTATGGACTT